GCCATTGGCACCCGCACCATCGGTACGGCAGCTGTGGGGGGTATGCTCCTCGGTACGCTGGGCGGACTGGTGTTGATTCCGGGACTGTATTACATCTTTGCTGGGATGACGGACAAATTGGTGCATTACCAAAAGGAAAAACCGCTGAGCGAGGAGAAGGATGTGGCTTATCGGAAGAAGAGAGCCACGAGTGCTGGGGGTGATGAGGTGTTTTTCCTAGAAGAACTCTCGGTGGAGGATTTGCATCGACAACATTTGACACAAGCGTCTGAGGGTTTTGCCCAGGAGGATTTCACACAAGATGATTTCACACAAGATGATTTCACGCAAGATGATTCTGTGCAAGATGATGCTGTGCAAGAGGATTCAGCGCAAGAGGATGCTCAAAACGTTCAAGAAGATGACGACGATGAAAAGAAATAAGATAAATGTGGCGGTGTGCGCTGCGGTGGTTTTGCTGGGCTTTGGGGCTTGTCAGACGCCGCAAGCCACTGTGGTGAAGTCTGATTTGAAAGAGAGATTGCTCAAGGGGGACTCTGCGCACCACGCCACGCAGGACACGCTGCTGTGGTGGAAACGCTTTGACGACACCACGCTCCAAACGCTTATCGACACGGCTTTGGCGAACAATCACGATGTGAAAATGGCAGTGCAGGATTTGGCGATTGCCAAAAGTGCCATCTTGGCGAAGGAGGGGGCTTTGCGCCCTGTGCTCTCGGGCAAAATGGGACTGGGGCTCTCGAAGGTGGGACGCTACACCGCCGAAGGAGCAGGCAATGCTTCGACGGAGATGACGCCTGGTCACAACGTGCCGACGGTGATTCCGGACTGGGCACCGGGGGTGCAACTGGATTGGACGATCGACCTTTGGCACAAACTGCAAAGCGACAAAAAGGCGGCGGTGGAACGCTATCTGGCTTCGGAAGCTGGACAACGGGCGGTGAGGAACAAACTGGTGGCTGAGGTGGTGGAAAACTACTACGCGCTCTTGGCGATGGACGAAAAACGGGAGGTGATGCTGCAATATGTTGCGCTGCAAAAGAAGGCGGTGCAACTGGCGAAGATTCAAAAGGAGGCGGACGCTGGTACGCAACTGGCGGTGGAGAAATTTGCTGCTGAGATGGCGAAGGGGGAAGCGGAGGAGTGTGGGCTGCGCGAGGAGATTGCTGATCGAGAGCACACGCTGAACTTGCTCTTGGGGCGTTTGCCACAAGCCATTGTGCGCAAGCCGAAAGATTTTGCGGCATTGCCTTTGCCTTCTGCTGAGGGGGCTTTGGCGGCGGGGGTTTCGCGGGCCCCCCCGGGCGGGCGGCCGACAGGTCCGCCGCGCTCCAGTCGGAGCACGCGAAGGCCGTGGCCGAGCTGGCGGAGTACAAGAGCAAGGCTGTGGCGGCCGAGAAGGCTGCGCAGATTGCTGATTGGAAGAAGGAAGTCTCCGCGGCCACTCACGTGCCGGCTGACTTGCTGCGTGGCGAGTCCCTCGAGGACCTGCAGGCGCATGGCGAGCTGATCGCTCAGGCGTGGAAGTCCGCGCCCCGTGGCCCGGTTGTTCCGCAGGCGGGTGACCAGCCCGATTCCAGTCCCGACGCCGCTCGGCAGTTCCTGCAGGCGCTGTTCGGCGGTTCCTGAACCAACACGGAAGGTTTAACACATGGCGACGATTTTTACGTCGACTGACGCACAGGTCCTCATGCCGCGCGAGATCGCGGACGGCATGATCAAGCGCACGCGCACCGAGTCGGTGATCGCGCGCCTGTCGAACCGCGAGCCCATGCGCTTCGGCAAGAAGGACTACCTGGTCTTCAACGACTTCCCGAAGGCCGAGTTCGTCGAGGAGGGCGCCCAGAAGTCTCCGACTAAGGGCGGCTTCTCCTCGGTCACTGCGGTTCCCCACAAGGCCCAGGTGACGATGCGGTTCTCCGAGGAGGCGATCTGGACCGACGAGGACTACCAGCTCGAGATTATCAACTCGCTGGCCTCCGAGGGCTCCGTGGCGCTGTCTCGCGCCCTGGACCTGGGCATGATCCACCGCGTGAACCCGCTGACGGGCGCGGAGATCAGTTCCTGGGACAACTACGTGGCGAAGACCACGAAGTCCGTGACTCTGGCTCAGGCCGGGGCCGACCCGGACGACGACTTCGCTTCCGCCGTGGGCCTGCTGGTGAACCAGCCCGAGTCCTGGGGTGTGTCTGGCGCGGCCTTCGACCCGAAGTTCTCCTGGGCTCTGTCCCAGCTCAAGCGCAAGGACGGCGCGGGCGCGACCAGCGACCGCCGCTACCCCGAGCTGGGCTTCGGCACGAACGTGACGAGCTTCATGGGCGTGTCTGTGGCTCAGGGCGACACGGTCTCCGGTCTGCCGGAGATCGCGACCGACTCGAAGATCCGCGCGATCGTCGGCGACTTCCGCGGCGGCGTCCGCTGGGGCGTCCAGCGCCAGCTCCCGATCGAGCTGATCCGCTTCGGTGACCCGGACGGCCAGGGCGACCTGAAGCGCCAGAACCAGGTGGCTCTGCGCCTCGAGATCGTCTACGGCTGGTACGTGTTCGTCGACCGGTTCGCTCTGCTTAAGGTCGCGTGATCGCCGTGGCCGACCTGATTCACGTGGACTCCCGGTCGGTGGTTACCGTACCGGACGACCACCCGTTCGCTCTCGGTCACCCGGACTGGGCTCCGTTTGACCCCGAGACCCCAGCCGGGGTGACCGAGGACTCGGACCCGTTCGCGGAGCCCGAGGACGAAGACCCCGCCCCGAAGACCCGAAGGAAGTGATCACGTGGTAACCGTTTACACAACCGACGGGAACCAGGACCGCAAGATCGCGATCCCGGAGATTCAGTTCTCCGGCGGCCGCGCGGAGATCGACGAGGAGACCTACGCCCGGATCTACCCGGTGCGCGAGCGCCTCGGAGTCACCACGGAGGCCCCGGCCTCCCCCGGGTTCACGGTCTTCAACCCGCCCGCCCCCGAGTCCACCGAGGACCACGAGGGCTGACGGTTGGCCGAGCCATTCGCTACCGTAGAGGACCTGCAGGCCCGCCGGCGCCCCCTGCCTGACCAGGAGCGTCGGCGGGCCGAGGTCCTGATCGGCGACGTCACGGACCTGATCGTGGCGACGTGCCCGCGGTGGGACAAGGCGACCGACCTGACTCGCCGCCGGATCACGTGCGCCGTTGTGAAGCGGGCCATGCAGGGAGACTCCGGCATGGGTGGCTCGAACCTGGGCGCCTACCCGGAGCCCCGTGGGACTCTCTCCGCGGAGTCGCACACGACCGGCCCGTACACGGACAACTACACGTACTCGAACCCGGACGGGGACCTGTTCCTGAAAGCCAAGGAGATCCGGGCGCTCGGGGGCGCTCGCTCCCGCGCGCACGAGGTCGACCTCCTGAGCGGGGCTCGCCCCATGAGCCAGGTCGACGAGCTGGTCTGGCTGTTTGGGGGCGTGGTCCCGTGACGGCGTTCGGTTGGGTACAGGTCACCAGGCGCCGCCGTGCGCCGGACGGCGTGGACCAGTATGGCGAGCCGGTTCCGGGCTCGTGGACCGAGGAGGCAATTAGTGAGCGGGCGCTGTTCGCGCCGGACGACAGCCTCGAGTCCACGAGCCCGGGCCTGGCCCAGGTCGTGTCGTCCGTGGCTCTGTACTGGCGCGGTTCGCACCCGGACGTCGTGGCTTCGGACCGGCTCGTGGTAGACGGCGTGGAGTACGCGGTGATCGGGCGGCCGTACGACTGGCCTAAGGGCCTTAAGGTGAAGATCGAAGCGGTAGAGGCGAGAGGCGTGTGATGGGCTCGGTCAACTACAAGCCGAACAAGCGGGTGGCTCGCCAGATTCTGACCTCCCAGTTGGCGTACGCCGCGGTGAACGACGGAGCCCGCAAACTCCGGGACCGCGTGGGCGAGGGCTTCCACACCCACCAGGGACATGGATCCACCCGCGCCCGCGCTTACGTGTCCGCGGACTCCGGTTCGAAGATCGCGCGGGCCAAGCTCCGGGATCACGCGCTCGAGCGGGTCCTAGGCTCCCTGCCCCCGTCGACGAAGGACTGACGCCGTGCCCCAGGTACCCGACGTGAAGGCCGAGGTCATGAATCGCCTGCGGGCGGTCCTGCCCTGCCTGGTGGTTAGCAAGCGCCCCGAGGGCGCGGACACGCCGCCGGAGTTCGTACGTGTGATCGCCACGGGCGGCGCTGGTCGCCTACATGTGGCCACCGCCCACGTCCAGCTGACGATCGACTCGTACGCCCCCACGACCGGCCGGGCTATGAAACTCGGTCTGGACGTGGACGGCGTGATGAACACGCTCCCCAAGACCGACGCCCCTGTAGGCGCCGTAACTGGCACATGTCCCGCCGAGGGCGTGGACGACTCAACCGTCGCTAAGCGAGTGACGGCCACCTACCAGATCACCGCGCGATTGGTGTGAGAAAGGACCAACCATGGCAAAAATCGACGCCGCGAACACGCTTATGTTCGGCTCCGAGTCGGACGCGATCTACCTGAGCGAGTACACGAAGAACTTGCTGAACTCGGTGACCGCTCTGGACTCGGCCGTCCCCACGACCATGGAGGACATGGGCTGGATCTCCGAGGACGGCCTGTCGATCAATCTGAACGACTCGTCCGACAAGATCAAGGGCCACCAGGGCCATGGAACCGTTCGCCTCTACATGAGCGACTCCACGACTCAGCTCGAGGTCTCGCTGCTTGAGGCGAAGGCGAAGACTCTGGGCTGGAACTTCGACGCCACGGTGGAGAAGATCACCGGCCAGGGCGGAAAGCCGGACTACGCGAAGGTCGTCGCTCCGTCCGCCCGTGCGGCTCGTGACTTCACTGGCCTGGTGGACGGGTTCGACACGGCGAACTCCACGACCCAGTGGCGGATCTTGTTCCCCCGGCTGACTCTGGGCGAGCGCGAGGGAATCGCCATGAAGGTCGGCGAGCTGACTGTGTTTAAGTTCACGCTCGAGGTCATCGGCGGGTTCACGATCCTGACGAACCACCCGGCCATGATCCCGGCCTGACAGACTCCCCCGCGCCCGGCCGGGGGCCCGCCCCCCGCCCCCCCCCGCGCGCCCCCCCACCCGGCC